ATGTGGTGCCTGAATCCAAGATGGCCGCGGCCAGTAGCAACTTCCTAGCAGGCGCCCGTGGTGGCGCAGTGCTGGCTGGCGCGGCATCAGGCGGCGGATCGCCGACAATCAACATCACCACCGGCCCAGTGATGGAGTTTGACGGCCAGCGCTATGTCACAGTGGCCGACATGGAACGCGCTATGCGACTGACCGCTGAAGGCGTGATCGGCCGATTGCGCACGCCATCTGCACGCATCGCGCTAGGTATTGCCTGATGAGAGCGCAAAGCCAATACCTGCGAATCTATGACGCTGCTGGCGTTACCTACCAGCGCTGGCAGAGCTACTACGCCAACACCAGCGTCACATGGTCGAGCGCCAGCTGGAACTATGTGCCGTTTATTGCTGATGGCATCACCGCCGGCAGCAGTGGCACTGAGCAGTCAGTATCCGTCACCGCTGCAGCAACCGGCCTGGTGTTGGATGCGTTCCTCGCTGCCATCAGCGATGGCCGCCTGGTAGATCTCAGCATCTACCAGTTCGATTCCACCATCAACAACGACACACCGCAAGCTGGGCAGGAGCTGGTGGCTGCATACACCGGCCAAGTGGTTGGCGGCAATGGCGGATTGACTAGCCTGACCATACAACTCGGATCGGCATTGTCTCCCGTTGGAGCACAAGTGCCGCCGCGCCGGTTGACATTGGCGATCATGGGGCAGGGCATCAGGCAGTGAGCTTCCTTTCCTCCAGCGATCCACTGGCACTGCTGGCCATCCAGGCCGGTCAGATCAACGCACCAGCTGATGCAACCGCCGCGCAGGGCACCACAGAGCTGGATCGCCCGCAGCGGTTCGCGCAGATTGGTGAGCCGGTGCCGATCGTGTTTGCCCGATTCCGCAATAGCAAAGGTGGTATCCTCATCAGCCCCGGCGCCACCGAAGCACGCTTCGAGAATGACGCCAGCAACAACGTCACCGCCTACTACATGCTGGTGCTGAGCGAGGGCCAGCTCGACAGCATCCCGGTGAAGGATGTCTTTCAACGTGCCTGCCGCGTTGGCGCTCACACGCAGACCTACGACCGCAGGGCTGGCACCTGGACACCCGGCAACTTCCTTGTGCAGCGTGCCGGTAAGGATTTGCCCGAGGCGCCGTTCTTCTGCGGCACAGTCGGCAGCTATCCGGGCATCAGCACACTCAGCTTCAACGTCACCATCCCGGACGGCTTCGATCAGTACAACCGCCAAGTGCATCTGTTCATCCGTGGTGGCATGGCCGTCACCCGGATCTACGACAGCGTGACCGGCCCCAGCGACAACTTTGCGGATCTGGTGAAGTGGCTGCTGGTCAATACCAGCAGGGTGCCGGCGGCGATGATCGACAACACCGCACTGCTGGCAGCGGCCACATTCCTTGAGGTGAACGGCTTTACCTGCAACATTGAGATCCGCGAGAGCACGAATTACTCAGACCTGGCCGCCAGGCTGGCGCCTTACTTCCTGCTGGCCGAGAGCAGCGCAGGTGGCAAGCGCGGGCTGCGGCCACTGCTGCCGGTGACTGCCGGCGGCGCCATTAAGACCACGGCGATTACGGCTGAGTACACCTTCACTGAAGACACGGTGCTGCCTGGCACGCTGGAGATCAACTATCTGTCACTGGCAGACCGGCAGCCTTTCGTGGCGCAAGTGATCTGGCGCCAGCAGCTGGAGAGCGACATTGGCATCATCCGCACCGCTGAGGTGCGTTACAGCGGCACCGCCGAGACCGGACCGTATGAGTCGCATGATCTCTCGACGTTCTGCACCAGCGAGGATCATGCCGTCAAGGTTGGCGCCTACATCCTGGCCAAGCGGCTCTACACCACGCACACCATCCGGTTTGCAGCACGGCCGCAGGAGCACAACACGCTGATCAGCGCTGGCGACATCATCCGCGTGCAGCTGGCGCGAGATAACACCACCTACGCCAACTCGGTGCATGACTACCTCTACCAGGTAGAGCGCATCACCAAGACACTGGCGGGCGATGTGAGCTATGAGGCCACGCACTTCCCGATCGACGACCAAGGGCGCAGCTTGATCGCATTGGATGTGGCTGCTGCTGTCGGCACCGGCATCATCCTGCCAAGCGGCCGCACCGGCGTTAGCTGTGATGTGAACTCCAGCAGCGATAACACCATCCCGGCTGAGACGTTCACGGACGCCGATGGTGGTGACCCATTGGAGCTATCCCCCAGTGGTGGCGGGCTGGGCTTCAACGATTCAGCGCCGACTGGCGACACCGGCAATGCTGATGATGGGCTAGACGTAGCAGGCGTCTCATACGCGCCTCACTCAGTATTCCCGGCGGGGCAGCCCGTTGGCGTGGGTAGCGCACTGTATCCATTTAATGGCGCCTACGGCCCGTGTGGCATAAACCAAACTGAGTCAATTACTTGGTATAAAGATGGCGTAAAGCTGGCCACTATCACATTTGACGCTTCGGGTAATCCCATTAGCTACGTGGCAGAGCCAGGGCAAAAAATGCCCACATGGCTAACCAGCGGAGCAACCGCTGGAATACTTGTTATCGGCATTGAAGGCCAAGGCACTTATACATCTGTAGTCAAGTGCTTTAATGGCTCCACTTATGGTAGCACAACTGTGGCCAATGCAGCACCTAAAAATTACAAATACTACAGCGAACTGTATTCTGATGATCTTGCAACACCCGGTAACTACACCTGGCGTCTCATTCCATACGTCTCTATTGGCGTTCCCCATTGGGACAACAGTTCTGTCGGCAGTGGTTGCGTTGGATTACTTGACCCTATATGGCCCGGTGGCGGTCTTGCGTGTGCCACCAACCTGGTTGGAACCTACCCAGGCGTTCTACTAAGGGTTACAGCCATTTATGACAATGCCACCAACGTGCAGATTTACCCATAAACAATGGCCACGTTCCCTGCGCTAACACCCGCCACCCGCGCCTTCACGCCAGGCGAGTATCCGCACACGCCGTTTACTCCTTACAACGGATTCCAGAATCGCGTGCGTCACAGCAACGTGATGCTCAGCAGTTCAGTGCGGCTGAGCTTCATCGCCCTGGCTGAGGCTGACATGCTCAGCATTCTTAGCCACTATCAAGGCCAGTTCGGCAGCTTTGAAAGCTTCACGCTGCCGTCCAGCATCTGGAGCGGCGTCACCACCATCAGCGACTACGAACTGACCAGTTACCGCTGGCGCTACACGGACCCGCCATCCGTGGATGACGTCTACTGCGGACGGTACAACGTCGAGCTGGCGCTTGAAACCGTGCCGCCTGATGGCGCATTTGCCAGCGGCATTGAGCTGTTTGCTCGCTGCACACTCGTCGGCGGATATGCCGCCGCTGCCAATGGCCTGCAGCAGACGATCACGCTGACACTAGACGCCGAGGGCTTTGTTGTTCCCGGCCTGGATGAGTCGATCACTGCCAGCATCGGCGCCGCCAATGGCATTGTTGCCAGTGTGACTGTATCCCTAGACGCAGGGATCCCCGGAGTTGCTGGCAATGCGGTCGGCCTCGACGAGAGCATCGCGCTCTCCCTGGCAGGCGGCACAGCAACCGGCGGCACGGCAGCTAGCGATTACTGGTCCGACATGTCTGTGCAGCTATATGGCTGGGAATCGCTAGCCTATGTTGAATGGTGGGGCAACTAATTCATGGCAGCGCCGAACCTCAAGACTCCCACGACGATCACCGGCAAGACCGTGGGATACGCAGTAACCACCTCGATGGCGGCAGCGCTGAGCAACGGCGCCAGCAGCGGCAAGGTGCTGAAGATTAACTCGGTGTACTGCGCCAACGTGGACGGTGCAGCGGCCGCTGACATCACGTTGCAGCACTGGGATGGCACCACCGGCTACGAGCTGGCTCACACCATCACGGTCCCGGCCGACGCCACCCAGGTGCTGGTCACCCGCGAGGCATACATCTACTTGGAGGAAGGCCACAGCCTCCGCGCCCAAGCCAGCGCCACCGGCGATCTGGAGCTTGTCATTTCCTACGAGGACATCAGCTGATGTTGCCCTTTAACTCACCTACCCAGGATTGATCCATGGCCGTCACTAAGCAGACCTATACCGCAACGGCGACACTGACCGCCGCGACTTTCTTTACGCAGCTTCGATCGGCGTTTATTGACGCTGGCTTGATGACCGAATGGCACGACAATTTCACAAACACGATTGAGAACCGTGTGCTGGAAATCACCAACGCCGCCGGGACGTATGGCAAGACGTACTACTGGTTCATGGTCGGCGCCAGCGGCAACCTGTTCTATCAGGTGGCAACCGGCTGGAACACAGGATCTGACATACCATCCGGCACTCAATATCTTGACTTTTTTGCAACAACAACAAACGCCACAACTAATCACAGGCAAATAGCAACCTTTACCTTTACCACTGATGTCAAGATCACTCGCTATACCAGTGGCGATGTTAATTTCTTTGTTATCTCACAAGGCGCAACCTATTCCTGCTTTACCATCGTAAAAGGCAGTGGATCTTTCCAGCCTTGGGTTGACTTCAGCAAAGGTTTCCTAAACCTATTATATGAGGTAAACCCTGCGGTTAACAACTCGGGGGGGCAGGTCAGCTTTAACCGTTATGCCTCGCTGCGTAGGGAGCTAGGACGAGGCACTGCCCTGAACGGATCGACTACGGTGGCAAACTACATTGGAACAACTAGCAGCGTAAGCCAAGGCGCAGAATACGCGTATTGCGGCCTAGGCAATGGCAGCAATAACTGGACGAATAACATGGGGGCTATTGCTGCAACGCGGAGCACCATTATCTTACCCATTGGCTTCAATGGCACCAACGGCGCATACACCACAAACTCAAGCCCTGTATTTCATAGTCTGCCTTACTCGCAGTGGATTACTACAACCATGGGCAGTGATTTCGGGATCACCATGCTTTACACCGCTAACACATTAGGCATCTACGACACGATCACTGTTTCCGCTGGCACTGAGGTCTGGGAGGTGATGGCATTTGCGAATAACGCAACAATCACCACGGGCGCCACTCCTGTGATGTTGGCCCGCACCACCTAACCCATGGCCAATTTCAACCAAACACCATCGGGCCAAACGTCGATTGATTTGGTCCTGCCAAGCCTTGCCTTTGGCGTCAACGGCACCGGCACATGGAACCAGCCGAACTACGCCTGGGGTGGCGGCAACACAGTGACCTTGACCCTGGGCGGCGGCACCACCACTACAAACCTGCTCACCCCTGCTGCGCTACTCGGCAAAAACGCATCTGTATCGACCTCGGGCGCAAACGGAATGTGGACCCTGCGCGACCAGCTTGCAGCCAAGCGTGCCAGCGCATGGCCATAACCACCGGCCTAGACTGATCTCAACGCAGGTACATCATGGCTTCCCTGATCTACAACTCAGCCGTTGATGACATGGCCCGTGGTGCCATCGACTTCGACACCGACACCTTCAAGGTGATGCTGGTCACCAGCAG